TGTAGCGCCAGTAGCGCCTGTAGCGCCTGTAGCGCCTGTAGCGCCTGTAGCGCCAGTAGCGCCTGTAGCGCCTGTAGCGCCAGTAGCGCCTGTAGCGCCTGTAGCGCCTGTAGCGCCTGTAGCGCCTGTAGCGCCAGTAGCGCCTGTAGCGCCTGTAGCGCCTGTAGCGCCAGTTGCACCTTCAGTACCCGTATAACCAGTGTAACCTGTTGCTCCTTGTAATCCAGTGTAACCTGTTGCACCTCCGGAGCCTGTATAACCAGTGTAACCTGTTGCTCCTTGTAATCCAGTGTAACCTGTTGCACCTCCGGAGCCTGTATAACCAGTATAACCAGTAGCACCTCCGGAGCCTGTATAACCAGTATCTCCTTGCAAACCAGTAGCGCCTGTTGCGCCTGTTGCGCCAGCAATCACTTGTGAACCGGTTTCATTTCCGCTTGCGTCATAACTATTTACAACCACATTATTCGAGGCGTCTACACTTAGCGCAGCTATCACCTCATTATTTGTCCCCACAAATATTATGGAGTTATTACTGACATATAAATGCCGCCAATAGTGGCCAGTGCTACCTAAATCATACATGTTATTTTCCGACGGAATAAAATTACCTCTTAACTGAAGCGTGTTGCCGCTAGGATCGGCTGGATTATATAGAAAACCAGTATCACCGGTAAAACCGCCTTGACCGTCTGTATATTGGACGGAACCAGTTGGGCCGGTTGCGCCGCCGCTACCTGATCCTGTCGCAGCAGTGGATTGTGTCGTTCCATCTTGGAATGTTATTTGACCGCCTCCGCCCGATGCGATGGCGAGTGAGGGTGCGGTGAATACACCAGCATTTGTGTATGAATAATTTCCCTCAGTATCCTCACCAAGTACTCTTATATTAAATAAACAACCAGTTCCACTATCAGTTCCAGTTAATTGGGTAACAAATCCATTATCAGTTCCGACTGAATTAATATCAAGCTGATTAGTAGCAAACTCTAATACATTTAAGATACCATTATTATTCATGTCTAAATATCCATTTTGAATTAATACATAAGTACCATTCGCGTCAATTACCAAAGGGGATGTATTATCCTGCGGTGCATTAATAGATTGCACATTATATAAATTTCCACCAAAATTTCCAGCAGGATTGACTGTAAGTGTTAATGCTGACACATTTGTAATATTATTTGTTGACATATCCAGATTTTGCGTGGCGGGATATTGCGCCCATAAGGAAGCGTTCGCTGCGGATCCAGTTGGACCGGTTAGACCAGCAGGGCCTGTATAACCTGTATAACCTGTAGCGCCAGCAATCACTTGTGAACCGGTTTCATTTCCGCTTGCGTCATAACTATTTACAACCACATTATTCGAGGCGTCTACACTTAGCGCAGCTACCACATTATCGCTGGTATCCATAAATTTGATGGAATTATTACTGACATATAAATGCCGCCAATAGTGGCCAGTGCTACCTAAATCATACATGTTATTTTCCGTCGGAATAAAATTACCTCTTAACTGAAGCGTGTTACCGCTAGGATCGGCTGGATTATATAGAAAACCAGTATCACCAGTAAAGCCGCCTTCACCGTTAGTGTATTGAATGGAACCAGTTGGGCCGGTTGCGCCTCTGGCAGCCGTACTCATTGTCGTGCCGTCTTGAAAGGTTAAAACACCGCCTTCGCCCGATTTTAATGTTAAATTACGGCTTGTTACACTTAATCCATTAAATATACTGTGTCCATTCATATTAAAATCTGTATCCATTTGGATACTAGTTTGACCCGGATAGCCTAGAATATTATAAACGAATAATTTATAAGCATTTGTTATTGATCCGCTATTCATATTCAAGGTTCCATCATACGCAGGTATAAACCCTGCAGTCGCTTGAGTGGTGCCATCTGCGAACGTGATATGTCCTGAACCTGAAATATCTAAATTATTTACATTAATAATATTATTAAAACTCATATCTACTGTTTGCGTGGCGGGGTATTGTGACCAATTTGCTGCACTAGCTGATGAACCTGTGGGACCTGTAGGACCGGTTAGTCCTGCTGTTCCGGTTGGACCAGTTACTCCTGTATAGCCTGTATAACCTGTATAACCTGTTGCTCCTTGTATTCCTGTATGACCTGTATGACCTGTGTCACCTTGTATACCAGTTGCGCCTACCAATGATACAGGGGATCCCCATAAATTTCTTAGCCCTGATTCTGTAAAGTATTGAATACCAGCGGTTCCGAAATCAATCGATCCTCCCGCTGTTGTTGGAGGATAATTGGACGAAAATACTGTTCCATAATTTGTAGCCACATGATTTAATGGTACACTATCCGACAAAAAGGTTTCACTACTATTTACATTCAGAAGCAGCTTTGTATTTGTATCAATTGATAAAGGGGCTAAAGGTGGTGTAAATGGACTTGATGTATAAAGTGCGGTTCCGGTTGTCCAACGAATCTGCGATAAGAGACCTCTTAGATTGGTTACCTCTGATGTTGGTGGTGTGTTCTGTCCGTCTTGTCCAAATGTCAAAGGTCTTGCTGTTGAAAAGTCAATGCCGCTGACATCTTGTGTATATACCGAGATTCCGTCTTGATAAAATGTGAAGGTGTTTCCATTACGGACATATGCAACATGATACCATTGATCAAGACTGAAAGTGCAAGAAACTGGATAAGATACAAAATTAATCCACATATAAGGAATTGGTGTAACATTGACATCATTGCTATCTAGCACCATTTGTAGGATTTCACCAAATGAAAAAATTCGCCCGGCTCCTAAATTTGATTTAATATATACATAAGTTTCAATCGTAAAGTCTTGTGTCCCAATCTCATTAAAATAATTAATTCCTGTATCAGTACTTTTAGGACCATAAATCAGTGCTGTATTAGTGTCAATATAGAAATCTCCAGCATTACCTGAATTATTATTAGGCGCACCCTGTCCTGATAGAATACTATTTCCTGTTGCTCCGGCTTGACCTGTTGCTCCGGCTTGACCGGTTGCTCCAGTAGGGCCTGTCACTCCGCCACCGCCACCTCCGCCTGTTGCGGCTGTCGTTTGTATAGTTCCATCGGCGAAAGTTATTTGACCGCCACCGCCAGAGGTAAGTGTTAAATTAGGTGCAGTGAATATACCGGTATTTGTGTATGAATAGTATCCATCATTATCACCTCTTACTCTTATATTTAATGAACAAACGGTTCCGCTATCAATTCCGGTTAATGCACTGTAGTATCCATTATTAGTTCCGACTGAATTGATATTAAGTTCATTACTATCAATCAATGAAACATGTGCGATGGAATTATTACTTAGGTCTAAATATCCATTTGTTATTAATACACTGTTACCACCGTTCGGGTTAATTATCAAAGGTGTTAGATTATCAGACGTTCCATTAATAGATTGCACATTATTTAAAGTTCCACCAATGGTTGCGTTATTTGTAAGTGTTAATGCTGACACATTTGTAATATTATTTGTCGACATATCCACACTTTGTATGGCGCGATATTGAGCCCATAAGGAGGAGTCGACCTTGTTCGATGTAGTCGGATTTCCACTTGCGTCATAACTATTGGTCACCACATTCTTTGACGCATCCACACTAAGTGCTGCAACCATATTATTCGACGCATCCACAAATTTTATCGAATTTTGACTGACATATAAATGCCGCCAATATTGACCTGTACTGCCTAAGTCATACATAGCACTCTCTGTTGGTAAGAAGTTTCCTCTTAACTGAAGTATATTGCCGCTAAGATCAGCTGAATTGTATAGAAAACCTGTATCACCCGTAAATCCTCCGGCGCCGTTACTGGATTGTACTGAGCCGATTGGACCTTGAGATGATGAGCCCACAGGTCCGGTGGGACCTGTTACACCTGTATATCCTGTATATCCTGTATAGCCTGTATAACCTGTATAACCGGTGTAACCTGTATAACCGGTATAGCCCGTATAACCGGTATAGCCCGTATAACCGGTGTAACCTGTATAACCGGTGTAACCTGTATAACCGGTATAGCCCGTATAACCGGTATAGCCCGTATAACCGGTATAGCCCGTATAACCGGTATAACCGGTGTAACCTGTATATCCTGTATAACCGGTATAGCCTGTATAGCCTGTGTAACCGGTATAACCTGTATATCCTGTATAACCGGTATAACCTATAGACCCTGTGTACCCTGTATAACCTGTATCACCTTTATCGCCTTTGACCCCTTGCGGTCCTTGTACTGCTCCAACTTGGAGCCAATTTCCGCTAAGTTCAGTTACATAACCGACGTGTGATGTGATAGCTACCCATAAGTATTGAGTGATAATATAGCCATCACCAATAGTCACATTGGATAAATCTAATAAATCAGCAGATGCATCAAAAGTGCCTAAAATTTTAATTGTACCAGGATTAATCCCACCGATTAATGTACCGGCAGGCAAATCTAAAATACCATCTGATGAAGTAATGTGCGCTCCGCCAACATATATACCATTCTCGCTGGTATAAATTGTGTTTACCCACAAATTTGCAAACTGGTGTCCGGTATCTCCCAAATTATATTCATTTGTTTCAGTCGGTAAAAAATTACCACGTAAAGTAAGTACATTCTTACTAGCATCATTTGGATTATACATAAAACCTGTATTGCCGAGATAGCCGCCATTACCATCACTGTAGAGGACTGAACCGGTCGGACCAGATATTTTACTAATAGGCGTTATATCCAATTGCGTAAAATTAATTTCTGGAAAATTTACACAGCCATTGACATAGTTATTATTATTGCCGGAACTCACTGGATTACATATTTCTGAACCCGCTTTTACATCAGTTAATAGCTCATAATTTTGAGCAAAGTTGACAATACCATAGGAAATATCACAATTATAGTTGAGAATTGTGTTCTCATTATATGTATAACCATTATTTTTCACCGGATTAGCTGTATTAAGCGTTTGAACATCTCTATAAATCTCATTGAAAATGGTGGTTTTACGTTTATTGCTAGAATTTTCGCCAGCGGATAAAATTTCATTTACTGTTCCAAAAGCCCTACTTGCCATAATATAATATAAGGGGTTTTTATATAATGAAATTACAACTAATTTTCAAGGATCAACTATAAAATCACTCTTATCGTAATACATATGTGTAAAAAATTGAAATGCTTTTTTGGAAAGATAATATAGTATTAATCAACACAAAGCATTTAAAGAGAAGAATGAGTTCTTACAGCAGCAAGAAAAGTAGCAAGCCTTTTTGTAAAGTTTGTTATGATGCAGGAAAACCGGAACGAGAATATACATCGCATTACGTCAAGAGTAAGCCAGGTAACGAAGGTAAAGTCATATGCCCTTATTTATTATCCCTTGTATGCAGTTATTGCAAAAAAAAAGAAGGCCATACAGCACGTCATTGTCCAGTTTTATTAAAAAAATCAAAATCGCTTGTTAAGCGTGCGGTCTCTGAAGGTGATAAAGATCACGATGGGTGGACAGTTGTTTCAAATAAACAATCATTGCCGACGCCACCTGCATTCTCTGCTCCGAAGCCTTTAAATATAACCCGCAGCCGTTTGGCCGACACCCCGCCTCCACGAGAAGTAATGCAAGAAAAAAATACATGGGCGAAGATTGCATCAGCAAAGCCTCTAGCACTTGCTGCAAAGCTTGTAGAACCTACCCCGTCACCAACACCCGATGCATTATTTAAATTGAATAATCCTGAACAACATGATTCGTCTGATTATACGGAGGAGGAGACAGATGATGATGATGGTGATGAGGGTGATGAGGGTGATGAGGGTGATGATGGTGATATTCAACGGGAAGATAGCGTACCGGCACCTTATAGATATGTTTACGGGGAAAGTAGGTGTTGGGCTGACGAAGAGTAGGTTTATATGAAAAATTTATATGAAAAAAAATAATAGCCCATTAGGAGTTATTTTTTTCTAAAAGACTTTGGAAAAATTGCCAGCACTATAATGATGTCCTAAAAACAAAAATAGGCCCAAACATACATCTGCTAAAAGGATTTGATAAGCATTTTTATTCCGGTTTATCGCATAATAAGCAAATAATAAATAAAGAAGACCATGTATAATGCGGAATCGACTCCACCAAATAGGCGCGCCTTGTGTTTCTAGTCCACTAGTTCGTTTACCGGTAAAGAAGAGATAGATAAAACCAATAGCCGGTAATAGAGCCAAATAGCCCAAATAAGGTAAATAATTAAGCGGCGTTTTTTTAGCTAGCACACGATTAATAATCTCGAAGGAATGCAAGCGCCCAAGAATAAAAGAAAACGTTTTTGCATCGCATTCATATTTTTATATATTAAAAATATATATTTAATTATCATATGGGAGGCGGTGTATTACCAGTAGCAATACATAAGGGCGAATTGCTCTTTTTGTTTGGTGAAGAATGCGAGGAACATAAATGGATTGATTTTGGTGGCGGAGCAAACCCAGGCGAAACATTAATGCAAACAGTTACCAGAGAATGTTGCGAAGAATTAGATGGATTTCTTGGAACCCAGAATGAAATAAAAAACTTGATTAAAACACAACTCTTGCTCAAATTAAATTTAGAAACATATACTTCTTTTCTTATCCATGTACCTTATGACGCCAAATTACCTTTGTATTTTAATAACCACCATAAGTTTATCAAATCACATTTGCCGAATTTATTATGTAAAAATGGCATGTTTGAAAAACGACAAATAAAATGGATGTCTTTGAAAGAAATTGAGCAAAGACGAGGACAGTTCCGGGCTTATTATCGTCCGATGTTGGATCAAATAATGGAACACGAATCTTTTCTATTACAACAAATTTCATCGAGACACTAAAATAATATATTTTAAATACCATATAGACATGGCAATATATAGCTTGGATTTACTTACATTTAAACAAACTTTTAGTGTCACTAATGCCGATAAATTAGAATATGGAGAGATCTATACGCCTTTTTCTCTGATAAATAAGATGCTGGATTTATTTGAGCCGGCCGTTTTCACTATATCTGAAAAAAAATGGTTAGATATTGGTGCTGGTCAAGGTTATTTTTCTATCGCCTTATTTGAGCGATTGAATAAAGGTTTAACCGCCGCCGGTTGGACAAATGAAACAAAGAGAAAAAAACATATTATTGAAAACATGTTGTACATGGCCGAAGTAAAACCGGCGAATATAGATGCCTTAAGAGAGATGTTCGGCTCCGGAGCGAATATTCTCGTCGGTGATTTTCTTGATAATGATGTATCCGGAGCCATAGGCGTGTATGATTATATTATTGGTAATCCGCCTTATAACTCTAAAGGCATGAAAAAGGTGCCGACGAATAAAGAGGGTAATAAAAAGCTGGATGGTACTACTGCTTGGATGAAATTTGTTAAAAAATCTCTCGCCCTGTTGCATGATGAGTCTGGTCAACTCTGTTTAATTGTGCCGTCCATTTGGTTAAAACCGGATAAGGCTGGTATCCATCAACTGCTTACCAAATATAATATAGAAAAAATGCATTGTCTGACAGGTAATGAAACTAATCTAATGTTTAGAGGCGAAGCACAGACGCCGACATGTTATTTTCTTTTAACGAAGAGAGATACTGATCAATATATTTCTTTGTATGATATTAAACGGCAAAGCTATGTGAATTTTCCGCATAAAAGCGGCGAACCGATACCTATATTTGGTTCTACTATTATACAGAAATTGCAGAAATGGCTCGTGATAGGAGGTTCTTTACATGTTAAGAAAACCAATATGCCTTCGGTAAAAAGCACCTTTACGGAAACGCCTTATTCTATGGATACGGACACGAATACGAATACGAATACGAATACGAATACGGACAATAAATATCCTTATATGAATATCAAGAGCTGTTTATTAGAAGGCTTACAACCGGTGTTATTAATCAATTATAGTGATATGCCACAAGCGTTTCAAGGTGTTAAAAAACTTGTTTTAGCCCATAAAATGTATGGCTTTCCTTACTATGATAAAACTGGTATCTATGGTATTTCTAATCGAGATAATTATGTAATTACTGGTAAGACTGATGCCGAATTCATGCAATTACAAGCCTTTCTCTCTACGAAACTAGCTCTTTATATATTTGAAGCAACTCGTTATAGAATGAAATACTTGGAAAAATATGCTTTTAATTTCCTGCCAGATATAACGAAGTTGACCGATTTTCCAGCGGCTGCAGACATCACTGATCAGACCGTTGCCGATTATTTTGGCTTAGATGACTTGGATAAACAACATATAAATAGTTTACATCGGAGAGAATATAAGCGATTTTTATAGTGTGATAATATATGTATATATTTTTAGAACTATGTACCCAAGCGAAGATTTATGCTACGGTAGGTTTATTAATTCTTTTGTATATGATTATTAAAAGCAGTGAAAATACAAATGCTGATATTATTAAATTAGTCATAAAAGCAGGTGTAATGATTGGTGTAACCTTTGTTATTAATAAATTATGTACGACAGGTTATAAATATATTTCTTGGCTGTTGGCATTTATACCGCATATTATTATTATTATGATGCTAGCGAATCATTCGCCATAAATAAAAAAATTGACGCCAGTATTTTTTGAATAAAAAAATTGAATCTGAATCTCTCTTACCATTATTTCATAAAGGAAGAAATCATGGTAACATTGGCGACGACACGCTTTAATACACAAACATGGGAAGAGCGGCAGCGATGGCTTTCCGTAAATAATTGTGAAGGCTCTATTATCGGGACACCGATTCGTATGAAAGAAGATGTATTATCATCATTGATCGTATTAGAAATGCATAATGACGAGAATAAAATCAAAGCGATTAGTTTTGTAAAAAATCATGTATGGTTTGATAAGACTTATCGAATATATAAAGACCGCAACTATAACCGATATATTTATAAAGGTCATTATCGGTTAGAAATTGAGAAAATAGAGAATAGTCTAACACCACTAGAGAAAAAAATAATAGCTATATTCAATCAGCTATTATTTAAAGGGGCATGTCATTTTAAACGAGCACAAGGTATAACGGCCGTACCGAATTGGATTATGCAGAATAAGCAATTAGATTTTATTGAACATTTTAAAGGTTTGTTAATGAGATATTACCCAAGTATTAAACTGTAGTACTAGATGTAGCTTCTTCTGCATCAACCGTAGCTACCCGTTTCATTGTTTTGGAATTGAATTTTTCTGATAAAATCAGCCAATAATCGCTAATTTGCGGTACGTTTTGATTATATGTATTACTAATCACCGCAAACAAGCCGTTACAGTGGAGCCGTAAATGATTATATTGTTTGATTTGGTCAATCGCTAACAGATTAAATTCATCTCTATAGAGTTCACTTGCATGCAGCCGATTAAATAAGTCGATACCAACAGCACTTAATAATTCATAGATGTGTAATAATTCAGTATTTTTTTGTCTAGAGCGGTCACTCCGGAAAATATGTGTCGCCAGCTGTTCTTTACTCGTTTCACCGACGATATATTTAATCCGTTGCTGTTGAAAATCCCGTAATTCTTGGCATTTTTCTCTCAATTCTCGGACTTGATTAGCGGATGCTTCTAAAACAAACCGATATATATATCTTATTTGTTCAGCTAAACCATTACTAGTAGCACTTGTTGTTAATTTACTAATAACGCGAGTTTGAAGTTCATGACGACCGATCAAGCCGCCGCATGGCACATCACCAGGAGCTCTGGGTGCTTGGCCGCCACCTATACTACGTTGGTATTCAAGCCAATGCGGATTATGTAATTGCTCTGATACAACTTTTCGGCCGGTATTCCAGTCAAAAGCCGTATGACAACCAGTGCACCACATTTGTGAACAGCCTTCAGTCCGATAAATGCGGTTATGGCAACCAGGACATTGTTTTGTCTCTTTCTTTATCGCCTGAGCACTGGCGATATTATTCGGATCGCAAGTATGATTCGCTTCGGCTTTATTCAGTCCAATGACTTCGTGACAGTCGTGGCAAGTAAAGAATTCACAAATACCGCATTTGTATTGGGTTGATAACATGCCATTACAATCCGGAGCAGGACAAGACATAAAGAATACTTTCTTCTCGACTTCTATTGCAAGTCCCTCCGGTGCTAATCCACGTTTTAAACGATGTTCGCGTTGTATTGATGCGCCGATTTCATTTGAAACATCATAGAGTTGCTGTCTTAAAGCCCGTTCCTTGATGCGTAATTCGTGTCGAATACCTTCTTCCCGTTTGCTGGCTTGATAACGTTCGGCGGCTTCCATTGTTTCGGCTAATTTACTCAATTCTATATCACAGAGGAACTTTTCCCGATGCGGTTTATAAGTTTCTGCTAACCATTTCTTCGTCAAAGCCAACATGAATTTCGGTGTCCACGCTTGCTTACATTCCATGCAATGTGGTTCATTCGTGCTAGTCAATAAATAAGAGCGAATACAAGCAATGCATGTCTTATATTTACAGGCGACATATTCGCACTCAACGCAAGCTCTCGTGCTTTTATTATAGGTTTCACAGCAGATATTACATTCGCCGGCTGACAGCTCGGCAGCCATATCAACAGAGGCGGATGCCTCTTCTTTTTTCATCATGGTCTTCTTAGTAGTAGCAGAGATTTTTTTATTCAAGGTAGTAGCAGCCATTTTATCTTCATATGAATACTACAGCTTAAAGACAAAAAGAACGATTCAATTTTAAATAAAACTCACTGAAAAAACGACACTGTGAAAAAGGCACCCGAATTAGAAAAGCACTAACTAATGACTTAAAATAATCACGTTTTATACTAATAGTATGCCAACAGATACCAACATAGATAATTATACGATAGATGAATTATTGTTGATATTGAATTTAACTGATCCGACACCTTTTAATGTGAAAGATGTAGCAAATTCTTTTATTGCAAAGATGAAAACTGATGGGAGAAAGGATTTAGAGAATTTTTTTACACAAGCCCGTGACAAAGTTTTAGAATATTTATTGAGCGATGATATTAAAAATAGAGAAGTTGATAATGAAGTTACTGAAAGTACAGAGAAAATCTGGTTAGATGGTGGTGTGAAAGATAAGGCCAAACAACCGACCGTTTATTTTAGAGATGCTGAACGAATGGTCATTGAAAATCAGACAACTTCTGCAACAACTCTTGCGCCGCCAATTATTTCAACACATGTTATTGTCATTGATAGCCAGTATCGTACAAGTATATTACCTTATGCCAATAATCCAACTTCAAATTCATTTAATACGAATTTCACCTTTAATTTGACGAGTCCAATAAACAAAGCTCTCTCTTTGACATTATATTCTTATCAAATTCCTACGTCATGGTACGCTTTTAATGTGAGATCAGGTAATACCTTTTTTATGTATAATGGTATCATTCTCCAAATACCGGATGGGAATTATACGCCTGATCAAATGGCTAATGCTATAAATAAGGTAGCCGATTCATTTCTGGCGACGACTGGATTAAATGTCATTTATAATCCGAATAGTCAACGATTTACTTTTACAAACAATAATTTATTATCTGGTCCGATTACGATTATATTTTATATTCAAGCCAATGTAGTTAATTACAATAATTGCGGTAATTATAATTTATCCGAATTCCAAACTTTGGGTATCAATTCTACGTTGGGTTGGTTGTTAGGTTTTCGGACGACGCCTGATTCTGTAACAGGTGATGTAAATTTAACTATTAATCCCGGTCAAACCATTTTGGCCGATGTAACACCTCAATTATTTGGTCCCAAGTATTTTTATCTCTCGATTGAAGATTATAGTAATCAACGTTTATCAAATGGGCTCTATAATATTACAAATACCAAATCATATAACACGCTCACTGTACCCGATTATTATAACACTATTAATGTTGCTTGTAAATTACGTGAAGGGAGCCTTACTCAGGCGCAACTTTTTTCGATAAACGCAGTGATTGAGGGGAATGCAAATAATAATAATGTAGCGGGTTATAAAAATACATTATCAGGACCCACTTCTAGCTCCACTTTTGCGATTATACCTTTAGAAGCCGATATAATTAATAATATTCGTCCGTATCCTTATGTGAAGCTTGGTGCCGATTTAGTAACAAATAAACGCAACTATGTGGCCCCAACTATTTTAGAGCGTTTTACAGTGACCTTGACCGATGATAAAGGTAATTTGGTGGATTTATATGATAACGATTGGTCTTTTTCTTTACTAGTTGAGGAGAGATTAAATTAAGAGTTGTTCTTCAATATAGGCGGGTAGGGTTTGATCGGCAAGTGCCGCTGGCCTGGTTATTTTCCATTCTAGGGTAAGTGGAACAGTGGAGGCCTCCGGCGATTTGCTTGTCCATGTTTTCTTATTAAACAGAATAAATAGTTTTTTAAGTCGGTTTATAACGCCTCCGGCATCTCTCGGCGGTACATGTTTCGACGCCCACTCAAATTGTAGTGCTTGGATTTTCGTTTGGAAACCATGTACTAAACAAATATGTGTCCAACCTGGACCTCGGCTCTTAGTATATTTTGCTCCGCCACTTAGTTCGCCATTATGCTTTCGCAAGCGCTTTACCGGATCAGGCGAGACACCAGCATACGTAGATCCTTTATTTTGAATGATATAAAATGACCATTTGTCTTCTTCTTCGTCGGCGATGGCTACAGGTTTTATATCAGTCATTTTATTTACGCCAGAAAATAATTAGAAACATTACACACAAAAACCAAGTACCACATCCGAAATATTTAGTATATTGAATTGTTCGGCGAGGATTATCATCGAAAGAAACTAATATTTGGTATATATTCAAAAAGCTTGATTCTTCTTTTTTATCATAGACTGTTTCCTGATAGCCTAGATGGATCATGGCTAGTATCCCGAAAAGAAGAGCAATAGCAATATAGGCCCATTGTCTATCGGTTGTTCTTTTCTTACTACTTTTAAATAATGCATAAAAGACAATAATATATTTAAAAGCATCAGAAAAATGATCATACATATCGCCAAAATGGGTTGTCATATTATATTTTCTTGCTAGCTTACCATCTACGCAGTCAAAATAATAGGCAATGACCCATAAAATGGCTGCTGCAAGGAAATTGCCTTGAAATATTTCGTAACCCGTTAACAAACCGACTATTATACTTAATGTAGTTACCATGTTCGGCGTAAAGCCGAGTTTATAATAGAGATCTAGATGCATATCAATGAATTTTAACAAATTTTTGTCTATAGGGCATTCATAATGGTCTGCTATTTTATTTACCATTTATATAAATGGATATATTTATTTATAGGAAAAAAAAGGAAGGATTTTAAGTCCATTCTGAAAAAGGGAAATCAATTTTGGACATTTTAAAAATGTCCATTTTCGTTTTTGGCGATTTAGAATGGCCAAGAAATTGTCACTTTTTGATTTTAGAGCATAATGCTCTCATTTCTGATTTTTAGTGTTTTCATTTGTGAGCATAACTTTTTTTCTCATTTTTATAAAATGAGAATTAAAAAGGATTTAGGGAAATAAAATGTTGCTATAATATAAGAAAATGGCAACAAATTTTTCCCCAAAAACCCCAAGATTTTCTTGTGAATTATGTCACATGCAAACCAATAACAAAAAAGATTATAATAATCATATGATGACACGCAAACATATAAATAATGCAAATCCGCAACAACACGCAACAAATTCACCCCAAAAAATCCCAAATACTGCTTGTAAAACTTGTGGTAAGGAGTATGAGAGTCGCTCGGGATTATGGAGACATGAGAAAAAATGTGATGTAATAATAATTAAAAAAGAAGAATATTCCGAGAGTGATATTAAAATTTTGACCAATTTAGTTTTGGAAGTAGTTAAAAGTAATTCTGATTTACAAAAACAAATGTTAGATGTTTGTAAAAATACTAGTAATACAAATAATAGCCATAATAATATCAATCATTCAAATAACAAAACATTTAATCTACAATTCTTCTTGAATGAACAATGTAAAGATGCCATGAACATTATGGATTTTGTCGATACAATCCAGCTCAAGATTTCTGATATGGAACGGATTGGTGAGCTTGGGTATGTTGAAGGCATTTCCAGTATCATTATGGAGAATCTGAATGGAATGGATATTTATAAAAGACCGATTCATTGTAGCGACGCCAAAAGAGAGATCATGCATATTAAAGATAAGGGTATCTGGGAAAAAGATACGGTTAATAATGATAAGATGCGTAAGGCTATCAAACATATTACTTGGTTGAATAGTAAATTATTATTCGCTTGGGCAGCCGATCATCCCGGTGTGATTTATAGCGACCATAAACTTAATGATAAATATGGTGAAATGGTATTAGAAGCGATGGGTGGCAAGCGAAATAAAACTATGGAAGAAGGCGAAGCAAAAATCATTAAGAAAATCAGTAAGATGGTTTTAATAGATAAAACTATTATATAAAATATATTTAAATATATCTTACCATATTGAGTAACAGAAGTAAAAAATGACTACTACATATGATATGAGCAAGAAGACAATAGTAGAAGATTTTGGTGTTGTGCCGAATGTGCCGAAAAAGGTTGAAGAAAAAACCACACAAGAACCTTCCGGTGAATTAATGGCCAAGCTAGAAAAAGAAGGTATGCAAAAACTGGCCGCTGCAAAAGGCGGCGATATGTGGTATGTACCATCGGAAACAACTTTAAAAAATATTATGCAAGACGGTATGGACCAATTTAAAAAGGAAACAGGACGTGGCATGACTTATGGTGAAATGCGTGATTTATATGGTTAACAAATTGTATGGTTAACAAGTATATGGTTAACAAGTATATGGTTAACAAGTATATGGTTAACAAGTATATGGTTAACAAGTATATGGTTAATATATTATAAAAAATTGAAATGATATTTTTTATAATACTTTATAGCATTTAAAGACGAAGAAACAAGAGAATGACTGAAATCATCAATCCGCAACGATTAGTGTTTATCCAAACCGAAAACAACTGTATGTTTTGTGACAAGCCGAAAGGCCCAAGTTATTCCTATTATGTCTCATTAACTGACAAAATGGGCTTTCTAGCTTGTGGCAAATGTAAAGACAAAGCCAATGAAGCATTGGACGATTGGCATGCGAATTTAGCTTACGGCCGTGCCCGCTACTTGAAAGACAAAATAATTAAAATAAAACGCTCTTCAGGTGAAATCGAGGACGGCTGGTCTTTAGATAATCCATTGACGGGCGTGGATAATAGAGGTATTGAAGTAATCCATTGCTATAATCAAAAAGAAGATATCGGGCGATGGTGTAAATTAAAGGAAATACTGGATTTGAACCCGCCGGCAAGCGAAGCAGTACCAAGTACAAGCGCAAACGAAGCAGCAAGCACAAGCGAAGCAGCAAGCGCAAACGAAGCAGGTACAAGCGAAGCAGTACAAGAAGAATTCAAAAACTTATGCGTAGAATGTGGTGTAGATATGGGACCAGATAATCCTCGGCAATTGTGTGGAAAATGGCGTTGTTGTAGTAATTGAAAATAAATGAGCGAGTGAGATATATTGCATATTTTTTTTACATAAATATTTCAAGTGCAATACGCAGTATTATTTTTATCTCATAATATTTATATGAAATATGATGGCGATTTATATAATTTTATAAAAAAAAAATTAAATATTAATGAAACAAATATAGATTATCAAAAACCGCCAAAAGAAGTTACTTATGAAATGTTGAAAAGTTCGATGATGGGTGATGATAGTCGTGATTTTCAATTAAAAATAAAGGAAATCGAAAAGGATAAAAAAAATATGGTAGCAGAAGCCTTATGGTCTCCATATGCAAAAATAATGTTTCCGCCAAACAATTATGGCCTTTATGTAGAGAAAAATGGTCTAAAACATATGAATTTTGCTATCAAGATCACTCCTCATAAGAAAAAAAAAACAACCCATTTATTGAGAGAAACATTATTTTCAAAACCAATCTCTCCTTTGCAAATTAATAGTACAAAAGGAAATACACGATTCTCAAAAACAAAACGAACAAAACGAACAAAAATAACGCAAAGAACACGACTAGCAGGAGGAAAGAATAAAAAGACTAGGAAAAAGTATTTGAAAAAACAAAAGGGCGGGGTTAAATTCGATGGGCGTGCGTCTTTAATGAGAAGAAATTATCCAAATGATGATAGATCTGAGGCTTTACAATTATATAATTATCCAGGTACCGCTTTATATTCGATGCAAATACCTGATAATAATGATCGCTTAGCTTTACTTCAACAATTTGCTTATATGATGTATTATTTAGAAATAGATTCTATCATTGATTTACATTCTTGCGGAACAGGCTTACATCCATCAGGAAGATATACAGGCTTTGAAGGGTGTTATGAGCTAACCGATGAGGATGAGAAAGAAAAGAAGGAACTTTATATAAATAGTGAAAGAGAGACATGGGAATTTGTGAAAAAATTAGATAGAGAAAATATTAATAATGATAATATTCAATTTTGGGATGACCGTGAAGGCGTAGGCATTGAAGATTTTACCGCAGGTACTTTAAATGGCTGGTTAAAGTTGAGTGAATATCCGGAAATAAATGATCCAGAAAATAATAAATTAGCCATTCATTGTCAATCGGGATTTGGAAGAAGTGGAATAGTATCTCTCTTTTATCTCCTCCGAGATGTATACAACCAAGAATATGATATTCGAAAAAAATATATGGGATTTGGTAGTTCAAGAGAGATGTTTGATTTTTTAGAAGAAAAATTAGAAGAGGAATATCAAAAAAGTGAAGTATTCGGCCAGTGTTCACTATTATTTTCACAGCGGTTATTTATTTCACGTATAAATTATATTATATTGGCTATTTATACTTATACTTATAATGAAATAACCGAACCATCATTCTATTTATATCTTCTCCCAGAAGAACAATTGCCTATTATTCATGCTATGCCTGATAAAGAAGTTGATTTCGAGGAATCAGAGATTTTATTGCATGAACAAATATTTGTTCCTGTATTAGTTAATTATGAAAAAATAAGGAGTGAAAATGGAGATAGAGCAATAGAAGCACTCATGCGTAGGAATAAATTTTTATTAGGGCAGCATGAAAGGAAGGATGATGAATAAAAGTTTTTGAATATTATTTATTGTAGAAAATAAATAATAATCTCTCTTCGATAAAAATTCTAAGGGGTTTTGATTGTAATCTTTGTCTTCTTGGGTTTCATTTCTTTTGTCTTTTCGGAAGGTGTTGTTAAAACTATATTTTCTAATGATGTTGTATCTTTCTTTTCCTCAACCATACTTTTTCTAACGGTACATCCTCTATGATGTGCAGATAAAGCTTGTTGATTTTTGGCTATGAAATTACAATATTCACAAACCATTTTTCCAACAGAAAAGGTATATCTGGTGGAGAGATAATTCTCCAAATTAGGAAAATTGATATCTTCAACTTGTTTTAATAATTTTTGACTGAAATCTTTTATTGTTTTTAAAATATTTAATTTCTGAGAACAACATTCTTGGAATTCTTTATTGATAGAATCTAATGTATCCTTGTCAATCGTATCAATATCACTTTTATCATCAAATTTATCCAGAGTTTCTTTAAAATGATCAATAATTTCAATACCTAATTTAATCTTTTCAGCATCATAATTTACTTCATGCATAAATAATAAAATGTGTTTGCCATTATGAATTGAAATTTCAAAGTTACGTTTATTAGCTATTCCAGTATTTTGTGAGAGAAAAAGACCACAACAACTTTGTGTTTCAACATCGTGAATAAATTTTTTAACTTCTTCTTTTGAAACAATTCTTTCCCAGTTTTTATTTTCAATTAAAATAGTTGGTTTATTCTCTCTGACCAACATAATATCACCGGTTTCTTTCTTATCACCAACATATTCTATGTCTTGAGCGCTTGGATATAAGGTATTTAATATATTAAATACTATATTCTCGGATATTTTTCCTTTGGTAGAAGCATTTTCCATTTTTTTAAGCATATCATTTACAGTTGCATTTAATGAAACGGACGTTTGTTGATGTGCTGTAGATATCTCTCTAATTGTATCATTTGTTGTTTTAATCTCTCTTATATTAGTTTCTAATCTTTGTTCACTTTGAGTAAACTTCTGTTCCAAGCTTGAAACAAAGTCTTGAAGTGTTCTTGGGTTAATAGATGAGCTAAGAAACTTATTGGTATCTTCTGTAATAGAATAGTGGAGAGATTTAATAGATTCATTAATTTGTTTCGAGAGGGATTCATTATTTTTTGGCATAATATCATTGATCAGTAGATGAGTTTTATCAATCATCATAGAATTTTGTTCTTTCAATAGGGGAGCAATTTTGTCTGCAACATTATTTGAAAGAATCATTTTAATATCGTCCATATAATCTCTCTTGAACTCGGATAGTTTTAATGTAAGGTTATTTATGTTATCTGTTTTAATATGCGAGAGATTATCAGAAACATTAGTAATTTGTAATTGAAGAACTTTCATAGTTTCAACAAGTTGCTCCGCAAGCGAAGTATTCAGGCCAGTACTGGCATCTGGAATAATTTTATCCATAAAATCTATAAACAATAAGTTGGCTGCTTCAAAGGTAAGTGTTGGATATTTTTTATAAAAATTCCATATCTTTTCGTTAGCAACAGAGAGAATAAACTCGGACATTTTATAATATAGTATATTACTATCTCTTTAAGTTGTAATTTTCGCAATATTAAGTTTGATACTGCG